ATGTCATTGGACAAGCATCCGAGAAGCTGGGTATTTGGGATCTTATGTTTTTGGCTTATCATGCTCATAAGCGTGAAGTTGCCGGAAGCAAGCCAATCAAACCAATGGATATTTGGATGGAAACAGTAGCCGATGTAATAGTCGGTGATGCAGACCCAAAAGCCACAAAGCAGGAAGCCTAAACAGATTATTGGTTGAGTTGGCAATTGCAACTCATATTCCAATGAGCGAATGGGTTGATGCGGATGACATATTAACAGCGATCGAGATATTGGAGGCAAGAAATGGCAACTGAAACCATTGCTTACAATAAGTCTGATCTGCGTGATATTTATAAAGCATTCAAACTTATGGATGACCAAGCGACAGAGGAAGCAAGAACTCAATCTTCTGCGCTGGCGTATTTTGCATCTGAGGAAATTAAAGCAGCTGCTCAAACAAGAACAAAGGCTGGCAAAGTTGCGCAAAGAGTTGCGGATGGAGTTAGCATCTCAAAGTCAAGCAAAATCGGTGAGTTCCGTTATGGCTTCGCAAGACAAAAGTTTTCAGGTGGTGCTACTACGCAAACCTTATGGGGTGGTGTTGAGTTTGGTTCAAATAAGTTCAAACAGTTTCCTGCATATTCAGGACGGCAAGGCAGAGGTAGTCGGGGATGGTTTATCTATCCAACCCTTCGCAGAATTCAGCCTGAATTAATTAACAAATGGGAAGCAAGTTTTGATCGCATTATTAAGGAATGGGTCTAATGGCAACCGGTAATCGCACCTTAAAGTTATCAATTCTTGCGGATGTTGATGATCTTAAAAAGAAACTTGGCGAAGCTGACAATGCCGTTGAAAGTAATGCAAGCAAAATTTCAGAATTTGGAAAAAAAGCTGCTGCTGCATTTGCGGTGGCTGCTGCTGCTGCCGTTGCCTATGGCACTAAATTAGCCGTTGACGGGGTCAAATCAGCGATAGAGGATGAACAAGCACAGTTGAGGTTGGCTGCTGCCTTAAAGACCGCCACAGGGGCTACCGATGCTCAAATTAAGGCAACTGAGGAATACATCCGTTCAACCCAACTAGCCACCGGTATCACAGACAATGATTTGAGAGCATCATTCCAGAGATTGTCTGTATCAACAAAAGATACAACTCAATCACAAAAACTGCTTAACCTTGCAATTGATATATCAAAAGGAACTGGAAAAGAACTCAGCACAGTTGTCGAGGCATTATCAAAAGGCTATGAAGGACAAGATACAAGATTAGTCAGACTTGGCATTGGTATAACTCAAGCCGATGCTAAAGCAATGGATTTTACAGAAACTACTAAAGTCTTAACCAACCTATATGGTGGTGCAGCAGCTGCAAACGCTGAAACATTTCAAGGCAGAATTGATCGATTAAAACAAGCATTTTCTGAAGCACAAGAAGAAATTGGTTATCGATTACTTCCATTTGTTGAAAGATTTGTTGATCTTATTGTGAATAAAGTAGTTCCTAAATTACAGGAATTTGCTAAATACTTTGATCCAATTAAACAAGCCATAAAAGATAATCAAGAAGCATTTGATGCATTTGGTGAATTTATAAGTAATGTAATTATTCCGGTTCTAGTTGTTGGTTTAGGCGCAGCATTAAAGACTGTTGGAGTTATTGCCGGTGGAATTGTTGATATTATCGGCAAAGTTATATCTGCAATTCAAACAGCTGTTGATAATGCTATCTCAGGAATTAATCGGTTAATCAATGCTTACAATGCAATTCCTATTTTGCCAAACGTTAGCACAATAGGTTCATCAACTTCCGTTGGAACTCCATTTGGTCAAGCTGCTTCTGCGGTGGCTAATGCTCAACCTGCTACCGCTGCTCAATTAGCAACAGGTGCTGCAAGGGCTGGAACAACTGTTAACAACATTACTGTGCAAGCGGTAGATTCTGAAGGTGCTGCAAGAGCAGTTGCAAAGGTATTAAATAACAGCGCATCAAGATCAGTTCCACAGCTGTATAACAACGGCATCAAGGGCGGATAATGACTGTATTTACTCCTCAGTATAAATTAACAATTAATGGAGTTGAATACACAAATGTGACAATTTCAGACATTGCCCATCAGGCTGGGCGTGAGGATATTTATTCTCAACCAAATCCATCCTATCTTCAAATTGAATTGGTGGCTTTGAATAATGAGAACTATAATTTGCAAATCAATGATGGATTAACTCTACAAGTTAAAGACAGTACAAACACTTATCGAACTTTATTCGGTGGCAACATTACGGACATTACAACTGAGGTTGCAACCGCAAGCAGTATTGCTGAAACCTTTACTTACACAATCCTTGCTTTAGGTTCATTGGCTAAATTGCCAAAAGTAATTTATGAAGGGACATTGGCTCGAGATGATGACGGCGATCAAATCTATGAATTGCTTTCAGATTTATTTTTGAACAATTGGAATGAAGTGCCAGCAGCTGAAACATGGTCTGGCTATGATCCAACAATTACTTGGGCAAATGCTGAAAATTTAGGACTTGGCGAAATTGATCGTCCGGGGCAATATGATATAAGGGCGAGATCAGTTGATCCTGATACTGTTTATAACATTGCAAGCCTTATTGCTAACAGCGCATTTGGCGTTTTGTACGAGGACAATCAAGGACGAATTGGTTATGCAGACACCATTCACAGGCAAAATTATCTCGCTAATAATGGTTATACAGATATTTCAGCCAACACAGCTATTGGAGCAGGATTAAAGGTTTTGACTAGAGGTGCAGATGTTCGTAATGATATTGTGGTCAAATTTGGTTCAAACTTTGGGTCAGAGCGAACTGCGATAGATGCCACAAGTATTGCTTTGTTTGGTTATAGAGGCGAATCATTAAATACAGTTTTGCATGATGGTAATGATGCTCAAGATGTGGCTGATCGCTTTATTGCACTTAGATCCTATCCAAGAGCCTTGTTTGACAGCATTACATTTCCATTGACCAACTCAGCCATTGATGATGCTGACCGAGATGCTTTGTTGCAAATCTTTGTGGGTCAGCCAATGAAAATCACAGACTTGCCGGTTCAGATAGCCCCAACAGGACAATTTGAGGGTTATGTAGAAGGCTGGCGTTGGAGCACTAGATTCAACGAATTATTTTTAACCATAAATCTGAGCCCAATTGAATTCTCACAAGTTGCACTCGAATGGGAACAGGTATCAGCCTCAGAGGCATGGAACACTTTATCCGCTATACTAACATGGGAAAACGCGATAGGAGCAGTAGCCTAATATGGCAAACACTACGAATTATAATTGGGAAACACCGGACGACACCGATCTGGTTAAGGATGGCGCAGCTGCTATTCGCACGCTTGGTTCATCTATTGACACAACAACCAAAGCCTTAAATCCAGAAACTACTCTTGGCGATATTGCATATAGATCAGCAACAGCAAATACAAACACAAGACTTGCAATTGGAACAACTGGACAAGTTTTAACAGTTGCTGGAGGAGTTCCAACTTGGGCAACTTCCGATGATGCTAATGCAATTCAAAATACAATTGTTGATGCTAAGGGAGATATTGTCGCAGCATCAGCTTCTGACACTCCAGCACGCCTTGCAGCAGGAACTGATAATCAAAGATTGGTTGCAGCAAGTGGCGAAGCAACTGGATTAAAATATGTTAGCGATACTCAAAACACAGTCATTGATGCTGCCGGAGATATTCTTTACGGAACTGCTGCTGACACACTTGGCAGATTAGCAATTGGATCAACTGGCAATGTATTAACTGTTGCTGGTGGTGTGCCTACTTGGTCTGCACCTGCTGGCGGTAGTTCAGGATTAAACCTCATTGCAACTGATTCTTTTAGTGGAGTTTCATCAATTACCAAAGATTCATTGTTTTCAACAACATACGATAATTACAGAATTTTAATTGAGTTTACCGCAACCGCAACAGCATCATTCAACTTCTATTTTAGAGATGGTGGATCAAACATTACATCAGGTTATGCTCGTCAAACTTTAGGTTCAGCCGACACTACAGTTAATGCCGCTCGCACAACTGGAGCACCTGAAGGAACTGTTGCAAATAGTTTATCGACTGGTAGAAACTTCATTATATTTGATATAGCATCTCCATTTTTAACACAGCGTAAAGGCGTGATAACTGAAGCCCTTTGCACCTATCAAACAATTGTCAATGAACGATACATGAATGTTTCTGATAGCACCGCGGCTTGCACAGGCATTTATTTATTCCCAAATACTGGAAACATTACTGGAAAGGTGAGTTATTACGGATATGGCAAATAATTTAATTGCATTAGTTGATGGTGAAACTGTCATACTTGAAGGCGAAGCATTAGATGAATTATTGGCAGCGCAAGAATCTGCTACTGCAAAACTAGAAGCTGAAAAGGCAGAAGCGCAAACAAGAGCAACCGCTAAAGCTGCATTACTTGATCGACTTGGCATTACTCAAGATGAAGCAAAACTGCTCCTTGCGTAATGAAGCCGTTTTTATCTAAAGCAGCAGTTCAACTTCGGGAACAGATTGACGATTCCTTTTTAGAAAGATCAAGAAAATCGGATGGTTGGATTTCAGACGCTAGGCATCAAAAAGTAAAATCGGATCACAACGCCTTGCCTTCGGGTGAGGTTTGTGCAATTGACATTACAGCGGATCTCGGTGCAGCTGACGGCATATCTGCTTACCTTGCCGATCAAATACGAATTGCTGGCAAAACAGATAAGCGGATCAAATATGTTATTCACAATCATCATATTGCCAGCAAACTATTAAACTGGCGTTGGCGGAAATACAAAGGCATTAATCCTCACACTAAACATATCCATATTTCATTCCACCCAAAACAATCAGGAGAGTTCTTTAACATCCCACTACTAGGAGGCAACGCATGAAACTATCTAACAAACACAAAGCTGCAATCAAATCATACTTAAGAGCTGTGGCTGCTTCTGGAATTACTGTTGCACTTGCTATTGCTGGAGATGTAAGACCTGAATACGCTGTTTTGCTTGGTGCTTTTGTTGCACCGATCATCAAATGGTTAGATCCAAAAGA